GACTTCCTTAATATTGCTAATGAATATTCCGCCCTCATGGTCGAACGAGTGGAATGAAGGGTGGAGAAAGTTACTGCCAGGATATACAGTTACTGAACCATTGATAGCCGCTCCGTGGGATTGGGGACGAGACGTCCTCACAGGGGCGATGGCGGAACATGAGGAGCTTACTACGTTCAGATATCGCATGGTCACTATTGAAGAACAACTTAAAGAAGCAATGAACGAAGCAAATAAAGCAAATGCTGAGCTGGAACGACAGTTGTCCATTACAGAAGAAAATTTAAGATTATTACAGGATAACATGAATAAAGAATTGAACCAATCGTACAATAAGGGTTTTATTAAGGGAGGCACTATTGGCTTTATAATTGGCATCGGGGCAGGATTACTAATTGATTAGGAGGTGTTAATTGTGTCTGAAGATAAAAAGAAAATAACTCTTTCGAAAAAACAGGCAATTTTCATAGCTTGCCTTATAATAGTTATGGGGATAGTACTACTGATCAATTAATTCGAAAGGCTGAGGTTTTTTCTCCTCCTCCTCAGCCAATACAAAACCCGGGTGATTCGCGCCCGGGTTATTTTATTGCTCTTCTTCAACCTTATAAAACACATACGAACTAACAATTTGTCCATATGTAAAAGTAATGAAATACCCTCCTTTGATGGATTGGAATAAATATAAAATGCAATTTTCCCCTTCTATCTCTCTTATAAATCTGAACTTTGCTGGTAAGAACTCCAACCCTCTTGAATTGAAAATATTATCTATCTCATATATTGCGCCTGGAACAAACTTAAGTTTCGTTCTTGATAACAATGCTATTTCGTCTAAATCTGTATTGACAGGAACGTTAGAAGTCAACCGTTGGCATACAGCAGCTTCAGTCCTGTCCAGTATTTTGGCTATCTCTTTATAGGTTTTTCCCTGTTTTCGTAGTTTGCGTGCCAGCGCATCTTCTTTCGAAGTCCAATGTCTGTTCCCAGGCATAGTACTACCCCTCTCAGGAAACTTTACTTATTCCTTTTTTCTTACTAACAGCAAACACCTTGTCAGCACTTTCAATCAATTCATCAGCATGAGTTACCATTATGATTTGTAAACCTAACTTATCGGAAACTTCTTTCAACATTTCGCTGGCCTTTGGCAAAAGGTTGGAAGACAGATACCTAAATGGCTCATCCAATATAAGAGTGTTTCTGGTACGTGGTATAGACATCGACCAAGAAGCCACCCGAAGCGCAAAAGAAGCGACATCTACTGCTCCGCCTCCAGTAGCTGATAAAGGATCTATCTTTTCTCCATCCCTACTAAAATACAAATCGCATTCTGTTTTATTTCGTCTTTGAATAAATTCAACTATCAATTGATAGGGATCGTCGAAAACAGCCTCCAAAGCCATCGTAGCAATATCCGAAATATGAAATTGTAATTGTTGTTGAGTTTTTAAAGCTACCTGCCGGATAACTTCTTGCGCTTGTTCATGCCGTCTTAAATCTCTTTTAAGCTCTTTAACTTCTTTCTTGGTTTCCTCTAATGTTCTTTCTATTTGATTTTTTTCACCAGTTTTCTGTTCAAAAATCCTTCTTAGCGATTGTATCCTAAAGCCGGTATTCATTTTCCAGTTCCTCAATTTCTTTTTCGATAGTTGTTTCTAAATTGTTAATCTCATCGTTCAACAAATCTATCTTATTTTGAGCTTCTTCTAAAGACTCGCATCCCCATTTATCTTTCAATTCCTGTAACAGATATTCCTTACGTCCTTTCAGTTCAGCCAATTTATTTTTGGCTTTTTCGATTTCTTCTTTCAACTCTAATAATTGTTTTTCATTCATCGGCATTGTTTAGCTCCTCCTGATATCGAATCCAATTTTCACAATACTTTTCATCTTCGCATCTTTCTTTACATACTCTTACATGCTGGAAATGCCTAAATTTAGTACACCATACGAATTTCGATCGCTTATCTTCTTGTTTCGTTCTTGCCATTATTTTGTTTTGTTTTTTTGTTCTCTTCATTTTACTCCTCCTAAATCAATTGCTGCTCGTACTATTTCCATTACTGAAGAACGAATCCTGTTTTCCTTTTGGAACCTTTCTAAGTTAGCCTCAAAACTAACTCCGACTTCCCAATCATTATTTAGTCTTTCTACGAAAGCTTTAATCCTTGAATCTCGTTCTTCTTTATGTTCTATATGTTCTCGTGAGATAACTCCTTTTTCGATTGGTATGAAGATGGATTGTACGGAATTTGTTTTGGCATACCATAGGAATACTTTTGGTTGGTAAAATTCCTGATCGGCGGTTTGTCTAGTTATGGAACCTGGATTGACCAGTATTCTTCCATTCAATTCTTCTACGAACGAGTTATGATTATGCCCTGTAACTATTAAGTCGTACTGGAGAAATTCTTCTAATAAATCCTTTGCTTTGGGATCGGTACAACCAGGCCAAGGCGGATCATCTTTCCAAGTCATAACATGCCAAACTAAAATTTTTCTTCCTTCTATCGTTAAGGATTCGTTCTTCGGTTTTTGTCCCCAATGTACCCCAGACAGGTAATTGATTGCTTTGGCATGAATAAGAGTGTTTAAAGCTGACTTATCTAACAGGTCAATATTGTGGTTAGGTAAATCGTGATTACCAGCAACTGTAAACATGTTTTTAGGTAGGTAATTCAGGGCAAGCGTAATCAAATATGGAGAAGCTTTCCAATGGTTAAATAAGTCCCCAGCATGTATTACTGGACAATTATGTTTCACCTGTAATTGTTGTATGAATTTCATTTTTTGTATTTGAGTATCTAGAAAATAATCAATACGACATATCGGGTTATCTTCTCGTAAATGATAATCAGCAGTTAGTATAGCATCTGCTTTGTTTACCTTAGTTCTTTTCATCAGCTTCCACCCGTTCATAATTCATTTCAAGTAAAACATATAAATCTATATTGAACGTGATTAAGAACTTTGTTATTTCAATTCTTCCTTCCATAAGCTCTTCTCGGAAATAGTCGCTAAACTGTTGAATATAATTCGCAATATCTTCTTGATTTTTAGTAGAACTAATGAAGTTAAAAGTAACATACATTCTTAATCTATCGCCGCTTAGCAATTCATCTGCTTGGTACATTCGGAAGAAGCGAAAACCTCCATCTATATCGCAAAAACAACCAGTTAAATCGTCTTGTTTTTGAACTATAAAATCTTTAAATTCTTCTATTTTTTTGAGTATTAATTCCTTCCTATCAACCATTTTCTGTCCTCCTCTTAAGCTACTGATTTTGATTTAGTTGATTTTCTACGTCTTTTTACAGTCCATTGTCTGTAGTGAATATCAAAAACACAGGAATCGTAAACATCAAAATCAAAAAAGATTCCAAATCGGTATATTTCAACACCTCCTCTTTTAATCCCTTTTTGTATGCTATCAATAAATTGTTTTATGTAATTAACAATAGTTTTTTGTTTATCTTCGGAACAAGACTCTCCGAAAAAGATAGAAATTTTTACTTGTCTAACTCCTGTTGGCAGGTTTATACAGGAGCCATCATATCCCCCTCCCATAGTACAAATGTCATTCTCTATCTCAAAAGAACAATTAGAGATATTTTTTTGTTTCTCCATAACGAAATTCTTAAACGCACTCATCTGACAAGATATAAGCTCTTCCTTTTTTGTCAAAATTGTCATTTTTCATCTCCTCCTTTTAATTTTTTGACCACAAAGTGGACAAATATCATCCGGAAATGAACTGTAAAACGTTTCTTCCAATTGTTTGATTGTTTTTGTTTGTTTGTTTAACAATTGTTCTGTTTGGGATAAGTTAGAGATTAAATTTTGAAGTTTGTCTTTTTGATTTTCCAATTCTTTTTTTAGATCAATTTTTGATAGTATTTCATTTATTTGTTTTTCCAAATTGACTAAATTATTTTGTTCTAACAATTGTTTTTCTATATCTGATAGCTTTTGGCACAGTTGTTTAAGAGATATTAGGTTTTCCTGTTTTTGTTTTTTCTCTGTTATGTTTTGAAGGATATTATCGATCTTTTTTTCAAATATTGTTATTTTTGTAAGTTTTGTTATTTCCTCATCTACTTGACTTAGAGACTCATATAACTCTTCTATTTTGTCTTTTTGATTTACCTTAACCGCAACTTCATTTTGCATCTGTTCCAAACTTTGTATCCTGCCCTCAAGTGACGGTAGATAATCATATTCCAATAACTGAGTCTCAAGTTTTTTAATTTGACTTTCGCGGTTAGAAATATCCTGTTGAATTTTTCTTATCCACTGAGAAACCCGTTTCATTCCAATATCAATCATATCAAGCCGTGCAACTTTATTGAAATGTTGAGCCACTTCGCCTGGAGAGTTACTTAACAGGAAAGGCTGATCAAATTGTTGACTTATATTTATTTCCTGTAGGTTTAGAAAATTCCTTACCTCTTCTGGAGGTTCCGTTCCTACTGCATTGAAACAGATTTCGTCTAGAAGATAAACATTTTTACCGTTTTTTCTTTCTTTTTCTCTTACTATTTTGGACCTTTCTATTTCTATTTCCACCTTACAATATTTGCTTCCGTGTTGAATAAAAGCTTCACCAAGAGGCCTATTCCATACTAACCAGCGTAAAGCGCGAATAATAGCGGTTTTACCGGAATCGGAAGGTCCCACGATAACATTAACCCCTGGATCCAATTCTAACTCCGAATGCTTATGAGATTGAAAATTCTCAAGAACTATCTTTTTTAACATTTAACACCTCCGCCATCAAAGAGAAGAAAACATCCGCATCTAAAATAACAACAGGGGACTGTCTGTTCTTTTTACAAACAAGCAACCAATCTGTATTGGGTTTTTGGTTATTTTTAGCTTGCTCTATCCAAGCAGGTACACTCCAAGCTTCCTGCCATTTACACTCTATTGAAAACGGAAATACTTTCAGTACTTCTTCTTCCAGTCTAACATCAACACCCGATTGTCCCATACCTCGAGATTCAATAGGCTTGTCTTGTCCCCATTCGTAGCCTGTTATTTCTGATATTTTTTTACAAACCCATTGTTGTAAAGACCTACCTTTAGCTTTCGCTGATTGGGTAGTTATTCTTTTCTTTCCCATGATCGTACCTTTGTTTCTGTTTTCTATCCTGTTTGAATTTTATTTCCATTTCTTCCCATAAATCAATAACCTCTTCTCTAAGTTCATTTTCTAGTCCTTCTTCCTCAACTATTGCTATTGCTTCGTCAATAGATTTGGAAAGCTTACGTTCGCCAATGCTATAAACTGTGTTGCCAGTCATCGTTTTCAAAAACCTGAGATTGGCTTGTATATCATCAATTCCATAATCATATATGATATAAATTGTGGCAGTATGATGAGGTTCCCAGATAGACGATTTAAACACTTCAACCTCTGTTTCCACCCCAATCACTTTGCTGAGTTCCTTACCTGCAATCTTCTTTTTAGCTTTGATCTTTTGGGGGTTTCCGCAACGAAGACGTAATGAAGCATAAAATCCTATAGCTTCCCCACCTGGCGCCTTATACTTTTGTCCGTATGGGCCGGCATCTAAATTTTGTCTTATCTGATTGGAGCAAACCATTAGGAATCCTTTTTCCGCTAATATACGGCAAGTCTTTCTACATTCTTCTGAAAACTCTTTTGCTCGCCTCATTCCATACTGATCCTTATCTTCGAGTTCCATATCAGTTGATAGGGCAGCAAGACTATCAGCAAATATACCGTGAATTTTGCCTTTCGGTTCTGGATCCCATTCCCTTACTGGCTTGAACACTTCCGGAATGGTAGAAGGAATGTCGTAATCCACTGTTTCCACATCAAGACCAAATAGTTTAGCAAATTCTTTATTCAATCTTGCCTCCGGATCTCTAAACATAACCTGTCCGCCTTGACGTTGTACTGATCCTGCAATTTCGCACAGCATAACTGTTTTTCCTGCAGAGGCTGGTCCAAATATTTCAACTAATATACCCCCAGGAATCCCTCCTCCTCTTTTCATTCCACCTGAAATAGCTAGATCAAGCAAAGTAGATCCGGTTGAAACTGTCTCTCTTGTTTCATTTTGGTAATTTAAGCGAGCGGGTTTATTAGCATGTTCTTTTATTTGTTCACTTAGCTTTTTACTTGTTCTTTCCATAATGCTTCGTTTTCTCCTTCTTCATTTGTTTTACTCTAGTCATAATCATATCAATATGTTCTTTGCTAACCCCGTTCTTTTCTAAATTTTCTTCTTCATTTTTCAAATATTCGTCCCATGGCAAGTCTTTGTCTTTTGAGTTTTCTAGATAGAACCAAGATGTAAATATACGGTTAGCAATTTCATCGCACATCTCTTCGACTGTTGGCCCAGTCAACAAATATTCGTTAAGTAAATCTCCAATGATTTTTGATTTGCTAAGCTTTTCATAAAGGCTTCTCAATGAAAATAGATTGGCTAAAGGCTGGGAGACAAAGCCCCCAGCCAATACTGTCTTTCTTTTACTACTCATAAAAATCTAACCTCCTTTCCCTAATCATTCGCTTCTTTCTCCTCTAGGCATTCCTCCCACAGATCACAGTCATCGCACTCATCGTACTTCTCACAATCAATGCCGAACTTGTGTCCGTATGGGCATTTATTGTTATTACTTACAGTTTTCTTTGTTCTTGTTCTTGTCGGAGCCTTTTTTGGTTCCTCATCATCATCCTCCTCATCATCAGGTTCAACGTTATCATCCTCAATATCCTCGTCATCGTACGAAGAATCCTCTTCATCATCTTCGCCTTCATCTTCCTCTTCCTCTTCTTCTTTCATAAGCTTATTAAATTGAGGATCTTCCCTAAGGCTTTTGGCTTTTCTCTTTCTGGTAGTTATTTCCTCCTCTTCATCTTCATCCTCATCTTCATATACGTTAAGTTCGGTACCGAAGAAAAGAGCTTCTATTTTGGAATAAGGTAAAACATCAAGCACTTCATCTAAATTGGGTACTTCTTTCAATATACTTTCGTCATATTGCTCATCCCTTTCTTCGAAATCAATGCGGCTTGTTAAAGCATATTTGTTCTTTTGAAATGTCTCCTCTGAAAATCGTATTCGCAAAGTCAATCCTTCTTCAAGATCAGGAAAAACAGCATAATCTTCATTTTCCTCAATCTCTTCGTTTAATTGATTTTGGAAAAGGAATTGCGATATGTCCCAAATATGTGGTTTTTCTTCATATGTTTTTGAATCTTTCGGAACAACAACATAAAGATTGCGCAGGGAAGGTTTCAACGCAGCTATTGTAGCTTTATCTCCGCCTTCTTTTAACAACCTTGCTCGGTATTCGCATATTGGGCAAGGTTTCCCAAAAGAAGTTGGACAAACTACTGAAGCGTTTTCTACGCCTACCCCACGATGTAACTTGTACGGTCGCTTGTACCACAATTCCCCTGGAAGAGCGATCCCATTTTCATCGTCTCTATCAGGATGATTCCCATCGGTAACTACGTAAGGAAGGATATCCAGTCTTACTCTAGAACCCGGTTCCTCTTTGAATACACTAACATTTCTTGGTAGTTTAAGATGACCGTATTGAGTTGCTTGCGTTTTTTGCTTGTGAGAGTTTGCTGCCACCTTTTGCTTAAACTTACTTACAGAATGTCTTTTCTTCTTTACCATTTGCTTTCTCCTCCTTAATTTGTTTTTGTTCTTGGTAATTTAAATGACTTTTCATTGCATTCAACCATCCTAACATCTGTATTTTCGCTAATAGGTATGTTAGGAATGGCAAAACTATCAAAATAACTACAATAAGAAAAACCCATCCCATATCGCATTACCCTCTTTCTCTTTGCATGCGAATCTTACTATCTACTTTTTTCTGTTTTTGTTTCGCCTCCCATTCTTTACTGAGATCTCTGGGTACATATGGCCCAGCAAAATATTGCATACCATGTAGTTTGACCAAATTTTCAAGCGCATCTTTTCTATCGCTTATTGCCTGAACGGCATATCTGGCCATATTGAATTCATAAGTTGCTTCGATATAAGCTTCGCTAGCCTCTTTGTATTCCGGTTGAAGTAGAATCGTACTTGCCACAACGCTCTCAGTTAGTTTAGCTATATCATACTTCTCAGGGTTCAAACGTATATCCTTATCAAGCTCTGCTTTCACAACCTCTAACTTCTCTTTTGCTTTGTCCATATCTAATTTGGTTTGAGCAGCAATCCTTCCGTATTTCAGCATCAGATTAGGTTGTTCAAGCCATTCAACATCGAGCGAATTTGGATCAATATTAACATCTTTTTCATAATCCATCTTTAACCCCTCCTATTATATTATACTCATAAAAGACGTCTTTATTTAACTAAACTTGGCAAGAAGTCTCCCATCTTCTACAAGTGGGAGATGAATTGCCAATTATTGTTATGATTTATGAACTCTATATGCTTAAAACTAACTTGTTTATAAGATTTATTTGGTATAGTGATATAATTACCTTCTATATCTTGTATATATGCACCACCATTAGTAAAGCCTGTTATAAAACCAACTTTACCAAATACCTTCACTTTATCATTAAGATAAAAGCCATTTCTATATTTAGTGTTTTTACTGTTTCTTTTTTGAGTTCGATTTGGTTCTTTTCTACCTTTTCTTGGTATTGCTTCATGTAAACTACGCTTCTTTTTTCTAAATTGCTTTATTTTGAAGTAGTTGTCTGGATTATACTTTATACTTTCTATTCCTGTTATAGCTATCGCATCATTATAATGAGTTTTTTCTAAGCCTAATTCTTTTCTTCTTATAGTTGTATAACTGCCATAGACTATATTGGCTTCTGGGTATTTTTCAAAAACTCTACGTCTCATAATATTCATTAATGGAGTTTCTTTATAACTTGG